CTTCTGTTAAATCTTTAGCTTCAACCCAACCTCTATTAATTGTGTAAAATTTGTGATCATCAGTACAAGTTATTTGTTTTTCAACACCATCAACATCTACGGTTAATCTAATAACTGGGCTATCTTTTTTAGTTAGTTGTCCGGCAATAACTTTTTTATTTTCGATCACACCTGTTTCAATGTTGAATGTAGGTAATTCCAACTGTTCGCCATTATTAATCATTTCCACTATATCTCTAATGGTTTTAACATTACCACCACATTCTATTTTAGTATCACCAATAAAACAACAAGGATTAGTCCCCCAATCTTTATCGTTAGTTAAATAGATTCCTGGTTCTCCAGCCCCACTTAATTCAATACGTTTCCAAAGGTCGTTAAAAAAGTCTTGTGTAATCTTATGACGTACCAATACTGCTGAATTGTTTGCTCTACCTCTTTGTGGGTTTTGTTCCCACCAATTACCAGACTTACAAGCAATCATCTCTTCATCATCAGCAGAGAACAAACTAATCAAAGCCGCCCTACGAATACCACCTGCTAATACTGCGTCAGCAATATAACAAACCACATCGTGTACCTCAATCGGTGTTACTTTTTCACCGTCTTCTTTATTGTCCAAAACTTTTTTAATATTGTGTAAACAATCTTTAAGTGGTTGAGGTCCTGGTGCTTTACCACCTGAAGTCACCAATCTAGCTCCTTTTGGGCGAATATCTGAAAAATCAAATATTGGTGTTGATGATTTGCCACCAAAATAAGATTCCATTAGTATTTTAATGGCGTCAGCCCAACCTTCGATAGAATCACCGATAAGATATCTTCTAGTTCTATTTGGGTTTGGTTTTTTAATTTCGGGTAACTTATCGACATGATGTTTTTGTACAGAATACCCAACACCGGTACCACCTAATAAAAGAAACATAGTTTCAGCAAAAGCGTCTGTATGGTCAATTGGCATATATGCACAATTACCGGTCACAATACCACCACTCAATACAAAAGAGTGGTCATCTTCAACTTCTAAACACCAAACTTCTGATATTTCAATATTTTTTTCAATGTTTGTAACAACCCAAGTGGTTTGTGGTTTACTACCAATATTTGAACTTATAGAATATTTTTTACTATCTGGATTTCTTTTAACATCATCACCTAAATTTGACGTTAAATCTTCTATATTTTTTTCAGTTAAAATATATTGTCCTACGGTTTCAAAAACTTCCTCAACAACTTTTTGATGTACTTTATCTGAAACATATATTGATTTGTATTTTGATAATTTTTGGTTTTGGTACCAGTCAGGATTTTTATAGGCATCCGCACATAAATAACCATCAACAAAAGCTTTTACTAAATTAATATCGTCAACATTTAAATCAGGAAATTGTTTTAAATATTTTCCAGTGTAAACCATTGAATCACCTTTTATTGATAAACTTTCGGAACTTTCAAAACCCATTTCGATAAATCTATCTAAATACTTTTGTTTGTCGTCACCGCAAAGTCTAACCATAGAGTATTTGTAATCTCCATTTTTATCTTTAACATTTGTTCCGTCACCAAAAACATAACCATAACACCAGTAAAGCCTTTCAAAAGGTGTTGCCTCATAATAATCAAACGACCCAAAATTTGGTGTTTTAAATATTTTATCCCCTACGGTTAAGTCAGTGGTTTCTTCACCACCATATAAAATCCACCTATGATTATTTGTTGCTTTAACTTTTTTAACACTTTTACCCCTATTAAATGTTATTTCATTTAAAGTTTGTTTACCATAATTTTTAACTACAGCTTTTTTCCAATTACCTAAATGTGTTAAAACGGTAATTTGATCACCATCTTCAAAATCTTCAAAAGATTTAACACCTTTACTGGTTATAAATTTAGTATCTTCACTAAAACAATTGTAAATTCTGTTCGGGCTTATCTCAACAGGTTTACCACCGAACTGTAAACTTCTCATTGACGGTAAAACTTTTTTGTTGTAAACCAACTTATAGACTTTTTCAATCTCTTCTTTTAGTTGTGGATATTTTTTTTGGTGCATCTCTTTATTTCTGGTCACCAATTCTTCCCAAGTTTCTCTTCTGTTTAACTCTGGGATGTATTTTGCGTATTTCATATAGACAGTTAAGTCCGAGAGTATTTTGTTTGAAATCTCCATTTTTTTATTTTTTATTAAATTTAGTAATTATTTTCCTTTTTGTAACTCTTTTGCTCGTTGAATTCTTTCACGAACATGACCTTCTTTTCTTTCATCTTGTTTCTTTTCGTAACCCAAGAATGTTTGTGAACTTTCAGTATCAATATAAACTTTTCCGTTGTCAAATGTGCAGTCATCAAAAATAACACCATCTTTACCGAAACGTGATTTTAAAACAGCAATTGTCGCTTTACCCGATTCTTTTTGTGGTAATGTTCTAGCGATTGACATGATAAAATGTCCGATTTGTGCTTTCTTAATAGAACCACCCATTTGGTCTCCTGTTACAACGTCTGCCGATATTGATGAATTATGTGTATAGATGTTGTTAGCATAAAACATATGTGTATCCTCAACACTTATGTCTATTGTGTCCATATCACCAACTAACTCAATGGATTCAATCTCATCTAATATGAAATCATCTAAATTTAAATTATGTTCTCTCATTTTTTTATTTGTTTAAAAAATTTATACAATCATTTATTACTATTTCTGGGTTTTTCTTATATACAGATTCTCGTATTCTTAATAAAGAATAACCATTTTCCATTAAAAAGTCATCTTTTTTATTATCTAAAATTTTAGTTTCTTCCATATCATGCCAATGTTCAAAAATTTTCATTTTTTTGTGAGTAATAAATCACCTACTTTTAATCCATTGGATATAGATTTTAATTTTCCATATTTAACCGGAAATTCATGTTTGGCAGAAACTTTTATCGTTTTACCGGATTTTGTTTTTATCTCATAAACTGGTTGTTTTTCGATTGGGAATACTTTAGTTACCCTCTTAAACCCATCATGTGTTAAAATTTCATCTCCTTCATTTATTGTACCGATCTCTATTACCCCTCTATTTTTAGTCTCAACTTTTTCACGAAGAAAGATACACCGGTTTCCTTGAACCGCAGTCCAACCAACAAGTCCGAACTCACTTAACATTGACTCAAACCCTCTCATGACATTACCTTCACCTGACCATTCGTCGGAATAAATTTTAGATGACTCGACACAATCTATATAATCTAAAACAATTAAATCTGGTTTGAACCCTTTTGATATTTCGTGTCTAATAAATGATTTTATGGCCTGAATTGTTACACCCTCAGAAGAAAACTTTTTGATTTTTAAATCGTTTGTTTTGTTTAAAGTAACTTCTTTGTGTTTTTGTAAAACTTCTTCTTTTCTTTCAGACAATTCATTTAATTCAATTCCAGACCAACATGCCAAATGTTTTCTTTTAATAACATCTGGCATATCTTCAAAAACAATTTGTAAAACATTATAACCTTCATTGTAAGCCGTATTTGCCATTTTTGTTAATACGGTAGTTTTTCCTGTACCGTATGGGGCCAAGACAACACCAAGTTCACCTCTTGATAACCCACCATCGGTCAGTTCGTCAATACCATTTATTCCCGTAGGAATTGGATGTCTAAAATCCTTTTCTAAAACTGCTTCAATATTTTCACTTATAGATGTTCCATCATCTTTTTCAGAACCAACAGAAAGTGCGTCTCTTAAAATTTCTGCACACTTTTCATAACTTTCAAAATCACCGTTATCGATAATTTTGTTAATTTTTTCATTTGCTTTCTTAAGCTCTTGTTGTCGACAAAAATTTAATGCCTTTTGTTGAACAAATTCCCAGTCTTCTACCGCAAGATTATTGATTTCTTTTAACATTTCAAAAACATAGTCCTGGGTGATTTTATCCTTTACCTCCATTCTTACTATGGTTTCTAAAGTTTCATTTGCTGGAACTTTTTCATATTTCTCATAGTAATCTTTAAGTTGAGCCATGATAAGACGAAAATATTCATTATCAAAATACTTTGCGTGAACAATATCAATGATTCTATCAGAAAACTTTTTATTTGCGGGATGTAGGATTTGGTTTATTAATTCCATTTGAAACTTGTAACCAAGGTATCCTAAAGTAACATTTTTAGTCATTTATTTTTTTATCGTTTTTAATAAATATTCAAGAAAGTTTTGTTCTTTAGTTTTCCACAGAAAAATATTCTTGCGATAACGTTTCCTGTATTGAATAAATAATATTAGGAATAATGTCTCGAATATCAACACTGTATCTTACTCTCTGGGGGTAAACATTACCTGTAAATCTTTTAGCTGCAATAACTCTTTCATCGATTCTAATTTCAAAATCAAAGATGTCTTCTTTTTCAAAAATAGGAGTTCTATTTATTTGTTCTAAAGTTTGGGTGTCATATGGGTTAAACTGGTTCCAGATATAATCAACGGATTTCTCCACCATTCTTTCTTGAATTATAGAGACACAATCAGAAACACAGTAAAGCATATCCAAAGATTGAACTGACTTTGGGTTAAAATTTCTGACAGCGAAATAACGTTGGCAGATGATGTTCCCGTTAATTTTAAGTAAAAATTCAAATTTTTTCATAATTTTAATTTAAGATATTAGTATTTTTTTAAATTCCTGTTTGTTTTACTACATAAGGATTGTAGGTTTTTGTGATGAAACAATTTTAATATTTCATCATGATTTTGAGTTTTTATAATTTGTTCTTTCTTTCTTGGATAATTTAATGAACGGTTCTAAAAAACTTAAGTACCCATTTTCACCACCAGGTATAGTATACATAATACCGTCTTCAAACATCATTTTTAAAACATTTTTATGATTACGTCCTTCAGGATTTAAAGGTAAATTTACCAGATTTAAAACTTCTTCTTTTGCTTCATCAGTTAAAAGGGGTTGATGTAAGTCAATAATTGTTTTATTAATCTCGTAAACATTACCTTTATGTTTTCCTTTAGTTTTTCCTTCTATTATAGCATCAAATATCTTTAATTTTTTTTCTTCTTTCAAACCCTTTGTTCTTTCAATAATCTCTTCTAAAGTTACTTTTCGTTCTTTAATTTCAGGAAAATAATTTATGAGTGTTGTTTCGGTTACACCTTCAATGCCTTTTATATTATCGGTTACACATCCTTCGATGATTTTTACTAATGCAGCATTTTCATAATGATGTTTAAAATACCAATTATAATTACCAATTCCAAGTAGTATTTTTTTATCCGCTAAATAAAGGTTTACCTCTTCAGTGATTAACTGACATAGGTCTCTATCATTTGTGTATATGATAACATCCTCATTTTGTTTTTTATTAAGAGAATAGTAGGCCAATAAATCATCAGATTCACAATCTGGATTTTCGTATTGTCGAAGAAACAAATCTTCGGCGTAAGCTTTAACTCTTAATTTTTGTATTTCATAGTTTTGATCAAAAAAGGTTGGTCGATTGTTTTTGTATTCAGGGTAATAATTTAATCTTAAATACCCGTTTCTTTCACCATCCCATGTAATGATAACTTTATCAACAGCAAGTTCAACAATTAACTTTCTAAGTGTTGCATAAAACTGATAGATACCACCTATATGGGTTTCCTTATAGAATAAATTTTTGGCTCCGTTATAAGAACGTTTCATTAAAACGTTGCCGTCAATAAGTAATGTTTTGGTGTTTTCTTTTTTTCTAACCTTCTTGAGACCTGTCATTCTCCATGAAATTAAATGGTTTGACAATTTGTTTTTCTTCTTCGTTTGGTAGTAATATACCTAGGTGTTTTAATTCGGATATTTCAATGGTTGTTGCGTGATCATGAAGGTAACTTCTAACCATATCATGTAAGATAGATTCCATCTCTGATGATGTAATACCCGCAACAACCGCTTTATATTGACCCCAATTTATCACTATTCAGTTCCTCCAAATATTTGAAAATCGTTTCCTTCTTCTTCTTCCAAAGAAAAATCCGCTCCACCAGATATACCTAACTTTTCTTTCCAAAAATCAGAGTATTGTTTTTTGTATAAATCAACCGCTTCTGGTGTATCTTCAATGTATCCGTGTGGTACGGCAACTATCCTACCGTCTTTATATCCTAAGCCATTGACGTGGTTTTTAAGAACCGATACTTTAGTTCTAATACCGAAACCAATTTTTCTTTTGTCTTTGGTTGCCATAATATGTGAGATACCAGATTTCTTTTGGTTACCAAATAAGAAAACCAAAGTCGATGCTAACCAAATGGCCTCACCACCTTTTGCCTTAATTTCTGGTTGTCCAAAAGGATTGTCAGGTAAGTCAACCCACGGTTGGTTTACAATAACCAAACTATTTTCATATGGGTAATCTTCTTTTTTTGATTTTGCAATACGACCACTTATACCTAATCCAATTTTATCAGCGAGAGCTGATGCGTTATGCATCTTACCACCCTTGCCTTCAAAAGTCATTTTACAAGGTACAGAACCAACTGAATCCCAGAAGAAAGCCAAACTATGTGGTAGTTCACCCTTTTCCTGAAGAGTCAAAAGTTCGTTCATATAATCAGTGATTTGTTCGATATAATCAAAATCATCACGAAAAAAGAAAAAACCTTCCCATTCTCCATCAGCGTTTTTTTCACACTGAAATCCTAACTCTTTTGCGTGGTCAAAAGACCACTTTCTTTCGGTAATTATGAAAACAGGGAGTTGTCCCTTTTTTTGTGCGTCAGCCGCTGCTTTAATTAAAGCAGTTGTTTTGGAAGAGTTACTATGTCCTAAGAACATTGAAATCCCACAAGTTACTGGTCCTGGAAGACCACAAGCTTTATGAAAAGCTTCCCCACAATCAAAATATTGGGTTTCTTTATATTTTGTTTTAGCACTGAACTTATTTTTCAAAGTATCAATCGAAAACTCTTTTTTACCAATAGATTTCTTTTTCTCTACTTTCTCGGTCTTTTCTACTTTCTCAGCTTTTTCAGCTTTATCTACTTTTTCTGACATAATTTAAATATTAAAACGGCAACTGATCGTCATCACCCATATCAGTATCTTCATCAACTGCAGGTGCGACATATTTTGTACTAGTTGTGGTTGTTTCTTTTTTAACCGTTTCATCACCCTTTGGAACAAACTTTTCTAATCTTTTATCCCATACTGGTGTATCACCGTTTGCGATAATTTCAAGATAATCTATTGGTGATGCTTTATAAACAGTTTTCCATGTAGACTCATCTTTCACCCAAGCATTTGCTTTGGTTTTATCACTTGTTAACATTGAAGGGTCTTCTGCCATAATTGAAGTGATTTTGGTATTGTTTTTATCACCACGACCTAACATGATAACCAAATCACGACCTTCTCTTGGATCAGAGATATCACCTTTTTTAGTGAACAACGGAATCATCTTGTCAAGTTCACCCTCACCTTTGTAGTTGTGTTTAAAACGCCAAATTTTAATTCCGTCTTCTTCTTTAGCTCTGTCAATAACACGAGCCATATAGAACTTAGAAGCTTGATAAGTTTTGGCTAACTTCTTATCCTCTTCATTACCTGTAGATTTTAAGGCTTTTTCAACCTCACACAATGGGCAAGTTTCACCGTCATTGTGTTGTCTACAATAAAGTTTTCTCCATTGACCGTTAACCTGTACAACATGGAAATGCCCTTCCTCAAACGGTGAACCACCTTTTGTTTTGGAAGGCATAAGACGAATAGTTACTTCGCCGTTTTTTTCACCTTCTTCCAAACGAGGATTAAAATACTTGGAAAAATCTGGTTCAGTAAATTTTCCAGTAGAGGTGCTTTTGTTTTTTTCATACTGGGACATTATTGCCCCTAAAACGTCATTACTCATTTTACTTTTTTTAAATTGTTAAACATTAAATTACTTATTACAATTATAATTCAAAATATTTTATTGTCAATAAAAAAAGGGGTTCATCACCCCTTTCTTTGTTTTTTTATTTTTATAACTAAATTCTTCTCTTTTTTGACCTTGACTCAGGAACAAAAGATTTTTTAATATCTGTTGCACTATAATCCTTGACATCTTCTGGGTCTAACTTCCAAACTTTAACACTTCCATCTGCGGATTTGCCGTCTGGTTTTCCAGAAGTTATTTCATAATTATCTTTTAATTTTTCATCATCCCAGTAGTCAGTTAATTTAACATTAAAAGGATAAGAGT